CTTCGTCGGAGATGGCATTTGCAACCACCTCCGACTCCGAACCTTGAACTTCATCATCTTCTTGCGTGTAAGCAATGTAATCCTTTGGTCTGCGTCCCATGATTACAGTCCTACGGTAACCCAGTTTAGGCCAGTGCGGTCAACAGCAATGTATTTAACCGCCTTGCGTGCTGGTGTTGCTACGCCAGCATTGGCCGTACCATTGTTTACAGTCCCGCCAACAGGAGGATATACCAACGGTGCGTTGGTAACCAATTGTGGGAAAACCGTAATCTCTTGGCCAATATAGGCGGCAGTTGGCAAAACAACCCCGTTAGCAGCAGTGTTATTGCTGATAAGAACAAATGGTTTGTCATTGCCAATTGCAGTCCCCGTCGCTTGAGTTGTCCCAGCAGCGGCGATAGTGAAAATACTAAAAGTCTGCCTAATAGTATCTGGTTGAACATTATTAGCGTTTTGTAACAAAGAAACTTTGTTAGTTGTAGTGGCTACAGCCATGATAATCACTCCTATAAGATTGGGTTAACCGAGGATTCGGCAAGCAATTTGTGGATAGGTTTCTAGCCATGTGTAAAGCACATCAAAACGAACAACGCGTTGGTTGGTTTCGATTGAATAAGCTTCTTTCATGCTGATAGACAGCCCACTCATCTTATCTTGTACAACGGTTGACATAACGCCCAAATTGCTAGGCACTTTGGCAAGTGGAACCATTGCAAAGGTAAATGCGTTCTTGTGGAAAACAAGCGATTGTTTTGATGTAACACCAGAAGCACCAGAGGTAACAGTAATTGTCGAGTTGTCCGCAATAACCGAAGTCCCACTTGCGTTAATGACGTTTTGGCGTGCACCACTCAAGATAATACCATCTTCACCAATGGTAATGGTGGAGTTGCCCGAACCGTCAGTCACAGTTTTAGTGGCAACCACGAACCGCTTAAGCTCACCAGTTGACAAGCCAGTTTGTGGATTGCGGTTGAAACAGCCAGTAATAGTGAAGGTATCACCTACGTTTAGAGAGGTTGTGGTTGCAGTCCAACCATCGGTCACAATGGTATTTCCTTCAACCAAAACACCGTTGGTCAATGGCGTTCCACCATAAGTACCAGCAGTAAACGTGCCCGCTACAGGTTCGTCATAAAGGTCAAAGCCATAACCATTACCCAACATGCCTTTAGCGTAAGCGTCACTAACCGTATTTACTGGGTTAAAGTAGTTCTTAACACCACTGGCAAAGCTTGCATTTTGGAAACTGTTCAACAAACCAATTCGGTTGCTAATATCACCGCCGTTGGAAGTAATCAAAGCACCAGCCGTCGAAAGGATACTAGGGTCGGTAATGGCAGTTCCAGGAGTTCCAACCGTGTTGGCAACTTTTAGTGCAAGGGCAAAGCCGTCTGCCTCAATTTTAGCTGCCAAAGCAGATGCCGCTCCATCAAGAACACCATCGTACATACCATTTTGCACTGCATCGTAAGATACTTGCAGGTCAAGTTGGCTGGCCGACACGTCAACCCCATACATACTTAGGGTAGTGCTGATTACTGGAACAAACATTGATTGCACTTCCGCAATCTCACCAGAGCGCACGTTGAACACAGGTGGTTTTTCGATGTTGACAGTGCCACCATGACGCTTTTGTGAATCAGCAACTTCCGCTTGGAAGTCTTTGTTCACAGTTGCGGTCATAGGTAGTTTATTCTGCAAACGCGCTAACGCCTTTTTGCAAAGAATAGTTTGAATGGGAGCTTGGTTGGCCAAAGCGTCTCTCCTTAAAATTTGTTAAATTGACTTAAAGGCATATTCTCTATTTCTTCTTGAGTGTATGAACTTAATGGCCTATCGGCATTAACTGTTACACCTGGGGGAGCAATAGGGGGTTCCGCCTTTGTGATTTTTGGTTTTTCCTGTTGATTGCCGCCTTTTTTAATAAAGTCCTCAATGGCCTTTATCGCTTTAGGCAATGCCTCGGCAGGAAGCCCTCGCAGGGTCATCAAATCCGCACCGTACTCTGCTAGGTGATAGGCAACATCTGCGCCGATAGGAGAAGATAAAATTTCCCTCTCAATATCTGGCGTAATCAGCCTGCTTTCTATCAATCCACTAACTTTTTCATCATAATCAGGCTTTTCTGCTCTTACAATTTCAGCTCTTTGAGCAAGGGCTTCAGTTTGTTTTTGCAGATTAAGCTGTGTTGTCTTACTCTCGAATATCTCGCCAGCTTTCCAGGTGGCCAAATCTTCTGTGTATTCCAACACATCGTCATAATCTTGAATGTCGGGCTTTTTTGATAAATCCCTAGCCTTTGGCGCATCTGAATCAGTCGCTTTTTCTTGCTCATATTGCCTTAGCTTTTCAGCTAAAACAGCATTTTCACGGATAAGACGTTCTTTTTCAGCTTTACTTTGGGCTTTTTCAACTTTGCGTTGAATTGTACGGGGGTTAATCGACTTTTGTTCAGTCGGTTCCTCATCAGGTTCCGAGTCTGGTGTTTCCACCTCAATAGTTTTTTCCGTAGAAGGCTCAACCTTTTCAGGCTCAACATTTTCTGGAACTACATTGGTTTCAACAATGAATCGATTGTCAACAGGTGAATCCGTTTGTGCGGTAACATCCGTGTTATTTTGCATAGTACATTCCTTTTGGGCTAATTGCAAGGGATTAGTTTAAATACATTAAAAGTGTCAAAAACTCCTCATCATCTCTTAACACTCTTAATTTCTGTTGACGCAAAGTCTCGATGAGCTGCATCAATCTATTCTGTTCTGCAAGCAGCATTAAAAGCTCTGCCTGCATTGCCTCGTCGGCTAAATCGCGCGTGCGTTTAAGTTCAAGAGCCTCAATTTTTATTGTGGCGGCTCTTAAATCTAATTCAACCTCTTTAAATTTATTTTCAATCTCTCGACGATTTTGTAATTCGTAATGATAGGGCTGATATTCTCGCCTTGCACCACCATTAGGCGCAAAACTTTGCAACGCCGTAAGCACGCCTGTTGCGCCCGAAACCGCAGATGACACGCCTGATAACGCGCCAGGACTAAGGTTGCTTATAATACCAGTTGCACTGCTTATTGCCGAAGACGTGCCGACCAATTGTCCGCTACCAGAGAGCAACCCAACTGCCCCACTGGTCGCTAAAGACGAGCCAACTAATTTTCCAGTGCCAGAAAGTACACCTACCGCTCCACTGGTTGCAGATGACGTTCCAACTAAAGAACCGCCACCAGCCCCCTGATTAAATAGGAGCAGCAAAGACATGGTTTACAACGTCAATAGCTGATTTAATGTTTCTTGAGTCGCCGCAATATCACTATCAGTTTTTTCCACCTGATTAATGTCCCCCAAATGAACGGCGGATGCGCGAAGATGCGAAAGGTAATCTAACCTTTTTTTGCACATACTAATAATGTCAAGAATTGTCATGTTAAACCACCTGTTGTCGAAGCATTACTGAGCTAGAGTTGAGAATAATGTAAACGTAGTGAATTTCCGTTGCTCCATCAAAATAGGTTGCATCGAATGCCGTGTCCCCTATCACCCCGTTTCCGCTAGGAAAAAGAATAGTGTTCCAGCCGTCCATTTCGTTCGTTGCAAAATTATAACGAAACCACCTACCACTGTTGTCTTTTTGAATGTATAGAAAATTTTCTAAATAAGCGTATTTTGTGCCTGTTCCCAGTGTTTCGGTAGCGGGAGAGTAAGTTATGCCGCTCACCCATGTGTTTGCAGATATATCGTAATAATCAAGTACTGCACCATTGCTTCCTCGAAATGAATAAATGCGCTGACCATTGCGAATAGTATTTTCGGCTGTCCAATCGCTTTCTTTCACATCCCAAACCCAGTGCGCCGACATTCCTACATTTGGTGCAGCAGCCCTAGCCGCAATCGGCGATAATGTTGTCCATGTGTTTGCGCTAATGCTATAGCGGTAAAGCGCCACCGCATTGTTACCCATGTAGTAAATAAAATCGTCGTTACCTTCAATGCTATAGGTTGAAGTAGCATCTGGGGCTGTTGTCCATGCAGCGCCTACTGTAATGACGGTTGCGGTGTTGCTTGCAATGGTGCGAATCTGCCCAGCGCCCGTGCCTCCAGTAATGCGAATCTGATAGTTTGTCCACTGATTAACTGTCCAGTTTTTAGTTGATTGCGTAAGAGTCGAAGCCCCCCCAGCCGTTGCAGTGCCAGTTGCAAATGATAAAAACCCACTGTCCATCCAAGAGGACGTGGAAATTAATTTTCCGTCCGTTCCAATTGATGCAGGAAGGCCAGTGTTAGATAGCGTCGTCCATGTGTTCGTAGCAAAATCGTATTTTTTGAAAGAGCCAGAAGCAATCGCACCAGCGCCAACAACGTACCAGCAAGGCGCCATAATACGGTAAGTGGTAGAGGCGGAAAACGCGGAAGCTTGAGCGTCAACAGTAATGGTTGCGTTTGCTCCAATAGTATTAGAGCGAATCACAAGCGTCACGCCAGCATTTGCGCCACCCGTGATGTGAATGCTATATCCGCGCAAGTCGCGTGCAAGCGTTTGGTTGGTGACAATGGTCGATGTCGTCCCCCCCGTCGCTGTAAGTTGCGATGCGGCAGTTGCCGTGCCAACGCTAAAACCAGACGCAACACCAGAAGCGCCAGCCCCAAAAGTTCCTGAAAGGGTTGGTGGCGGCAATGCCACCCAACCATCCTCTGACGGCAAATATGTATATGCAATTGTACTGTTGTACACAAAGAGTTGCTGCTGACGATAATGCCTGCTTGAAGATACAAATCCCCCTGCTATTGGGGTTAGTGGCGCTGGTGTGCAAAACTCCCAGCGCTTCATGTCAAGCATTTTGCGATTTCCATTTGTTGTTGTCATAATTAACTCACTGTAATGTTTCTACGAAGGGAATCTGCGCTCATCCGCATAAGCGATGGAATTTGTTCAACAGCAGAATAACCGCCAATTTGAGATTGATTGGTAAGCGTGCTGACAGTGCTGACAGTAGTAAGCGTAAGGTTTGCGGTTATTGCATCAACCGCTACCCGCATCCTGGCCGCCGTATCTGGCTGCACAAGCCCAACAGTGCGCGTAAGCGCCTGAATAGCAAAGCGCATAGCCTCTAAAGCTTCCATTGCCTCTCCATAAAGAGCTGCTGGCAAAGGATTGGATGTAGTTCCTATTGGCGTCGTGCTGTTAACCGTAGCATCAACCAGTTTTATTAACTGGTATTGAGCCCCGCCAACATCGTCTGTGGCGACAATTTCCCCAGTGCCTGGTAATGTTACGTTGTCTACCATTCTCTAATCCCCCCTAATC